CATCAACCGGGCAATGACCTCGCGGGAGACCCTGACAGCAACGATGTTTGGCCGGTTGATGACCGATCGGTTCAAGAAAAAGGCCGGACGTGATCGGAACGAGTATTTGGGTGTTGGTCTCATTTCGGAGGGTTGGGAGCCCCAAACCCTCCACATTGTGGAGGGTCTGGAACCTGTGGAGGGTTTATTTCTGAAAGGTATCCTTACGCGCGCTCGCGTAGACGGCGAGTTATCGGAAAACCCTCCACAACCCTCCAACCCTCCACACCCCGAGAAGGAGTGCACCTGTGACGACTGCCCGCTGCCGTTGGAGGCGGATCTGGACTGCGACGGGCTGCCGTTCTGGCTGGACGAAACGGGGGCGCACTGCCACAGGTGCTGTGCCCTCACACCACAAACCGATATGACATTGGGAGGTAGACCATCATGACCACAAAGGCCGCGCAACGACGCCAACACATCACCACCCCGGAGCTGCTCATGACACCGGCGGAACCATTGCCCTATGCTGCCCCGCCTGCCCCGCCCCATCCCGAAGGAGACCTATCCCTCACGGACATGCTGGTCCGGATGCGCCAACTGGCCGAGTCCTGCACGCTCACAGGCGCCGAGCTCGACGCCATGTACCAATCCCAGCTCGAAAGCGCGCGCCGCGAGGTAGCCCGGTTGGGCGCGGCATTGGAGCGAGCGAACGCAGATCCACGCCTGGAGGCCCCTGAAAGCTCGCTGTGGGCCAATTACTACGATCTCGACGCGAGATACCGCTGGTGGGAGGAACTCCGCATCTTGCTTCTTGTGAGAGCCCACACGATGGCTTGCGAGACCCACGGTCCTCCGTGCCTGTCGTACCGGGGCCTCCTCACGGGCGAGGGAGTGATGGCCTGGCAGCATCCCTGCTTCGACTGTGCGAAGGCCCAGATCGCGGCGACGAAGGCACGCTTGCTGCGAGAACATCGACGGGCCCCCGGGGCCGCGTCATGACGACCTGGATCGGCATCGACCCCGGCCGCGAAGGGGCTTATGCCATTCTTACCGAGCACGGCGCCTTCGTCCTCGACCTGCCCTGGATAGGCAAGGACCTCGACATCGGCCTGATCAAGCGCTGGCTGCCCTCTGGTGAGGTGAGAGCGGCCATCGAACAGTCCCAGCCCATGCCGCGCCAGGGAGCCGTGAGCGCCCACACAACCGGCTACGGCATGGGGATGCTCGTCGGGCTCTTCCTGGGCATGGGCATCCCCTTTGAGACGGTGCGCCCGGCTATCTGGAAAAAGGCGATGGGCATCCCGCCCAAGAGCGATAAGGGGGCGAGCGTCCAGTTGGCGCGCAGGCTCTTCCCCGCAGCCAATCTCGTCACGCCACGGGGCCGCCTCCTCGACGGCCGGGCCGAAGCTCTCCTCCTGGCAGAATGGATTCGGCGGAGGACAGGACAATGAAGAGCAACATTCACGTTGGCCCACGCTGGTCGTACAGGTGCTCATGTGGCGATGAGCTATGGCATGGCGATGCCGGGCTCTGCGCGATATTTCAGTCTATCCATGCAATGCACATCTTTTCGCAGACCGAGTATTTCTGGATCAATCGAGGGGTGGTCAGCGAAATCGTCGATGTGCGGAAGTTGACGGAACACAACGAGAGGCCCGCCGGGTAAGGGCGGGCTTCTCGGTAGGGGGCTCAGGGGTTAGCCAAACGAGCAGTTTGAGCAGAGCACCCCGATCGGGGTAACTTGAGCCCGAGGATTGTAGCGATGATCTGGGCAGAGTGCTACCGGGGTTCCATCCACTGCCCAATAGCAGCCACACTTTTTGGTGATGTGAGTGTGTTCAGGAGATGTCATGGCAGGTCTTCCTCAGTGATCTGCTCGTCACAGTGAGGGCACCGGAGGTAGACCACAGTCCGGCTACCAAATTTGTTGCAATCGGCACAGCGCCGCCCTTGATCGTCAATCAGGTTGTCGCACTCGGGGCAGCGGTACCAGATCTCCGGATTGATCATGACTGCGGTTGGCGTTTTCATTTTCTTTCTCCTCTACCTTGTCACGGGCGCGAGGCCCAGCGCCTCGATAAACCTTCGCAGTATGGCCGGCTCCCCCGGGGCACCGTATCCCTCGATGAGCGTCGTGTGCAGCGCTACCAGCCGCCCCAGGTAGTCCGCGATCGTAATGTCCCGCGCCGCCGCTTCGTGTCGGATGCGGTGGCGCAGCTCGACGGGCACGCTGCGCACAAACCAGTCATTCCCGGTCATGAGATCGCCTCCTCTGCGATAGCAATCAGGTCTATGGGATCGCCATCCGCCGCTTCCGCTGCCGCCGCCGCTTCCGCTGCCACCGCCGCCCTCGCGCCGGCGGCGACGGCAGCGGCGACGGCATAGGCAGCGGCGACGGCAGCGGCGTGGGCGGCGGCAACGGCGGATGGCGCTGCCCACGCCGCTTCCGCTGCCACCGCAGTACGATCGGTACCGTCGAGCCATCTGTCGGCCCACGTGTTCCATGCCGGGTCGTTACAGACCCGTTTGGCGCAGAGGATGGCAAAGCGGACCCGCTGCTCCACGGAGATCGCTGGCAACGGGATCTGGCAGAGCGTTGTGAAGCTGGTGCAGCCAACCTTCAGCCCGTGGTCATCCCGCTCCACAATCCCCTCGCTCTCCCAAATCAGAGGATCTTCGTAGTTCCCTCCGATCGGATTGAGGAGTACCGCCAGAAGGGGATGAGTGTAGGCATGGATGTAAGCCTCCGTACACAACGCACCCTTGCCGGGCGCCGTGTGCGTGACACCCTCGCCCCACTGCGTTTCGTTGGCCCCCCCCGGCCGCGTCCGCCCCTGTTGATCCGTCAGCTTGTAAAGAGTGGTCATGATGGAATCCTTTCTGCCTTGATCGAGTCGGGACACCGACAAGCCGAAACGTAGTTGATGGCCGCTTCGGCCAGCTGGCGAGTGGAGTGGGGACAGATGTAGCAAGGGTCGAAGTCGCCAGGACACTGGGAATGCCCGCCGGCATGATGGTGCCACATGTTGCCCCCAGCGCCCTTGGAAATGATCCCGTTGTCAAAATCGTCCTCTTTGCGAATGCGGGGAATCTTCGCCGCAACAGCCTTTTCGTACTTCGCCACGATCTCGGCAATCTCCGCTTCCAGGTGGTCCCGGAGCGCTGGCGAAGCGTAGGTGCGGCGATGCGTGGGGTCCGCCACAACACACTTGGGAACACAGTCGTCAACTTCGAACGCCGTACCAATGACCACGGCTCCGATCCGCTGGTAGTCCCGATCCGTGAGGATGCGCGGAACGTAACCACGCTCCACCAAACGCATCATCGTGGCTGGACGATCGTCCGTGACACGCCAGTAAATGGCTTTCCCCTGGTAGCGGCCCCTTGCCGGTACGCGAGGGATTGGGCGTCCTGTATGCGTCAATGGCTCGGCTTCGATGTCTGTGAACGGAATGGTTGTCATGGTTCCTTTCCTTCCCGCCGGTCAGTCCCTACCGTGCGGACCAACGCCATCCGCCCTGGCGTGGCGTCCGTACGCTAGGCCGGCAGAATGGGCAGCAAGCCGGCTGATTCACATTCGCGCTGCGTGCGACCTGAGTAACGGATGACGTACCCATCACGAGTTGCGAATCCGTGGAGCTTAGTACTCCATTCGAAACTTGCACGCTTTTTGCCAACGTAGGCGACTACGCGGGGATAGCAAGGCTGAACCGCCGAGCAGATCGCATCACGAGTTTTGGAGCAGACCCAGAGGGGAATGCGTACCGTTTCGATCGACGGCCCTTCGAGAATTATTTCGTAGCGGGTTCGGGTTCCGGTAGCGATGGCCATGGTGGTCCTTCCGTGGCGCTGGCCGTTTCGCCAGCCGCAGTTTCGTTCTACGCGCCCCCTCATGTCCTGTCAAGCCCTGTCCCCTTTTCTTCTGAAAAGAGTGTGTTAATTAGAGAGAAGAGATACCTTACCCCGGTACCCTATCCACGCTTGACAGGCTCCAGAACTTGCGACGAAAATTGGGGCATGGCCAAACGTGGGCGCCCGTATACCATCGATCGCGACGCAATCCGCCCTCAGCTCATAGAGGATCTCCGCCTCGGAATGCCGTTCCGATTCGTCGCCGACGGCGTGAATATCTCGGAACCAACTCTCGTTGAGTGGATACAGGGCGACGATGAGTTGGCTATCGCCCTGAAAAACGCAGTCACAGAGGGCATCCGATCGAGGCTTAAGATCGTCGACGCTGGAGGGCCTCAGTGGACTGCTGCCGCATGGCGGCTGGAGCGACGCTACCCTGAACACTTTGGTCGCCAGGACCGCGCCGCATTGGAAGTCAAGGATTTGGCTGCGAAGCTCGGCAAGGAGCTCGGCCTGAGTGCGGAGGAGTCGAGCCGGGCGGTGCGGGAGGCAGAGGCGATCGCGGCAGAGGCGATGCGATCCGGCGCCGTTATGTCTCCTTCGAAGAGCAAGCGGACATAATGGATATAGTGCGCAGTTGAAAATACCCTAGGAGGGTAGGGTAATGAGCAACCTGACCTGATGGGCAAAACCCTGACCCCGGAGCAGATGCGGTCGGCCGCGATCGAGGGTGTGCGGCGCGTCATCGAGAGCCGCGGGCGGCTCCGGGCGCCGCCGATTCTCCCGGGTGACTGGCGTGAGCTGTTGCCGATGATTGCTCCTCAGCACGTGAGTCGGGCCTTTGCGCCTCATCATGAGCAATTCTGGGACTGGGCCTACGCGATCCCGGCTACGGGCTACGTGACGCCGTACGTGGGGATCTGGCCGCGAGGCGGAGCCAAGTCCACGTCGGCTGAGCTGGCTGTCGTGGTGACGGGGCTGCGGCGATCCCGGAGCTACGTGCTCTACGTGTCTGGCACGCAGGACAAGGCGGACGACCACGTGGCTAACGTTGCCCGCCTACTGGAGTCGCCGGAGGTGGCCCGGCTTGATCCTGTCTTGGGCGCTCGGCGCATCGATCGTTACGGGCCAGCGGCATGGCGTCACAACCGGGTAGCTACCGATTCTGGGCTGACGGTAGACGCGGCTGGCCTCGACAGGGACATTCGGGGAGCCAAGCTTGAGGAGCACCGTCCGGACATGATTGTGCTCGACGACATTGACGAGCCCCGAGACTCGGGCCCTGTGACGGCATCGAAGCTGGAGAGGTTGACGCGAGACATCCTGCCGGCTGGGGCAACGGACGTGGTTGTATTGGCGGTCCAGAACTTGGTATCGCCATTTGGCGTGTTTGCGCGGCTGGCCGCGCCGATACCGGAATTCTTGGCGGACCGTTTCCTCAGTGGGCCGATACCGACGCTGTACTCGCCCGTCATTGACCGCGAGGCCGGTAGGGCGGTATTGCGTAGTGGTACTCCTAGCTGGGAGGGTCAAGGGCTGGCGGAGTGTCAGGCGTTCATTGACCGTTGGGGTCATCAGGCGTGGTTGCAGGAGTGTCAGCACGAGGTTGAGGCAGGCGGTAGTCCGTTGGTCTACCAGGTCAAGGAGCGCAATCTTGGCAGAGTGGCGGAAATGTGGAAGGAGTGCTCGGTAAGGGTGTTGGGGATCGATCTTGGGGGTGGCAGTGATGCTGCGACGGTAATTCCGTTGGGGTATCTGGCTGCGAGGCAGGGGCGTCCGGCGCGGATCGTTCAGGTGGGCGAGTCCTACAAGACGGGGGGAGGGGTGCCAATGGATTGGTACATTAGTGAGGTAGAGCGGTGGCACAAGCTGGCGCCGGTGGCGTATGTGAGTGTTGAGCCGCCGGGGACGAGCGAGTTGTTGGCGGCGACGTTGCGGCGCTATGGGTATAGGGCGGAGAGGAGTAAGCTACACCGATACGAGGGGATCGAGATGGTGCAGTGGGCGCTTGGCGAGGGGTTGCTGGTGATTGACAAGGGGTGTGTTCACACGTTGCAGGAGGCGAGTCAGCATCGGTACAAGCTCGTAGCCGATCCGGTTACGGGGGAGTTGCGGCCGGGGAGGGAGCCGGACGGGAGTGCGAACCATGCGTTGGACGCGTTAAGGTATGCGTTGACGGCGTTGGTGTCGTTTACTCACAGGCCGGGGGAGAAGAGCAAGCCGTTGAAGTTTGAGAGGGCGAGGACGATGGGGGTAGCGGCGAGGGCATGACTGACGCTGCTGTCTGGGCCGAAGTGTTGCGTCATCTGAAGGGGATTGTCGCTGCGCTGGAAAAGGCGCAATCTACGAAGGAGCTTCAGGATTACTCGTACGAGTACGAGATTGGGAAGAGGAGGGTATCGCCGCTGGTCATCCCTGAAGGCATTGAGCGAGTCGAACAGCCAGCCGCTCCTTCTAAGGAAGGACCCGCGTAGTGTCCAGCCGCTCCTTCTAGGGAAGGATCCGCCGGGCTCCTGGGGAGCCCACTTGCCAAAAGTTACCACCCCAAGGACGAAGGGGCACAAAGGGCATCAAAAAGCTCAGCGGGCTGGGCATTATAGCGCTCAGTACATCCAAACATACCGGCACAAGCTCCGCAGGGTGCTTCGTTCTAGCGGAAAGAAAGCGGCGGCGGAGTATCAGGCTGTCGCCTTTCCGGTAGCGTTGGCGAATAGTTCCAAATCGAGGGCGGGATAACGATGTCAGTTAAGATTCCCGCGGGGATGGCGTTTTCGGAAAAGGATTGCCAGGCGATCCTTAAGCAGCTCATCGACCGATATGAGCAGGGCAGCGATGGGAATGTGGGGGCGTTTCCGAAGTTGAGGGTGCGGCGGGATCATTTCTTCAATCATCCCAGGCACGACCCGTCTCTTGGGCCATACATCAGTGGGCCGAAGTGGCAGTCTAATGATTTGCGAGAGACGTGGGTCAAGATGGTTACGCGGCTAACGGAGAATGAGTGGTCGGTCAGTGGCAAGCCGATGATTCCCACGGCGACGCAGGAAAGACGGACGACGGATGTCGAGATGTTTTTCATGTCTGGCATTCGGAACGGGGAGCAGCGGCAGGACATCAATCTTCAGAGGTTGTTGGCGGACCGGGTAGTGAGGGAGGGGCGTGCCTGGTTGCACGCGAGGCCGTTGAAGGACATGTGCCCGCCGTTGCCGGACGCGGTGATTCTCGACAGTGTGCCGGGGGTGGGGGAGCAGGGGAAGTACCGCAAGAAGAGGCAGGAGGCGGACAAGGACGGGAAGTACGGCTATCGGTACGAGGAGATATTGGAGAGTCGGGAGAGGCGCCAGGTGGAGGATGGTGCGAAGGCAGGGTGGCCGTGGTTCATGGCGGTAGCGCCGGCGGGTGCGGTGATGGAAGTCAAGGACGAGTTGGGGTTGGCGCTATTGGTGTGGGTGAAGCAGGTTGGGGTGCTTGATTACTCGAAGCGGCTGAAGGACCGGGACAAGATTGTGTTGTCGGTCAACCAGGTAGACAAGAAGGTACAGATTTTTGTCGAGGGAGAGGCGCCGGCGGGACGGGGTGAGGGGTCGTGGGGGGAGATGGTCGGGATCGCGGAGATTTGGACGCGGACGGAGTATTACGAGCTTGCCACTGACAGCGCGTTTGTTAACGCGGACATGTTGGCGATAAGTGGTTGGCAGCTTGTGAAGGCGTTTCCGCACGAGTACGAGGAAGTGCCGTGGTGGAAGTGTGCGGCGCTGGAGGCGGACGACCCTGACCCGGCGAACCAGATAAGCGGGCCGTTGGACGGGGTTTACAAGCAGAAGCCGTTTTTCGATTTCACGGTGGCGATGATGCACTTGCTGTTGCACTCGGCGGCTGAGCCGGTGTGGTGGTACGAGCACACGGTGACGGGGTTGCCGCGGCTCAATGAGCAGGGGGAGCCGTTGTACATGACGGGGGCGGCTGCGGCGGCGCAGGAGGTGCCCGAGGGGTACACGCTGAAGCAGTACGCGCCGGAGTTTCCCGAGGCGATTGTCAAGAGCATGGAGTTTCAGAGGCAGGAGATGGAGGACGCGAAGCCGGCGACGGGGCGGGCGGAGGCGCCTCCGGGCCGCGTTCCAGAACCCTGGGGGATGCGGATGTTGCAGGCGGACAACAGCATTGAGCCGTCGAACTACAGTGATGCCATCCGGGACACGTTGACGAAGATGGTTCGGTTCATGGCGAAGATACACTCGAAGGGAGTGTTGGGAACGGTGGCGACGTTCGTGCGGGATGGGGACAAGCGGAAGATGATCGTGTTGGCGCCGGAGGACGTGGAGTCGCTGGACCTGGAGGCGCAGATTCCGACGGAGAGTGCGGCCGAGAAGATCACGTTGCAGCAGCACGGGATTGCGATGTACCGGGACGGGGTGCCGGGGATCACGGCCGAGGTGTTGATTGAGAAGTACCTGGGGATCGAGAATCCGCAGGACTTCTTCCACCGCTGGCTGGCGGATCAGTCGTTCAATGCGGACGTGTGGCCGGGGATGAGCAAGAGGATTGTGGCGGAGGAGTTTGGGCACCAGGTATTTTTGGGGCCGGACGGGGTGATGTTGAACGCTCAGGGGCTGGCATTGGAGCTGGGGAAGACGGCAGCGGATAACGGGGTGACGGCGGTGCCGCAACCAGGGCTTGAGCCGGGGATGCCGCCAAACGGTGCTGCGGCGATGCCGCCGAGCGGGCCGATGACGGTTCCGGGGACGCTGCCGGTAGCGGGGCCGGGCGCATGATGAGGCCATACTACGAGGACTCGAAAGCGGGCATTGTCATCTATCACGGAGATTGCCGGGAGATCATGCCGACGCTGCCGGGCGTGGATCTCGTCCTTACTGATCCGCCGTATGGCGTAAATAAGGCTGAATGGGATGAAAGCTTCCCGACGGAATGGTTTGCGGAAGCGGCACGACTTGCTCCCGTAATGGGCATGATGCCCGGAGTTTGGAACCTTTGCGGCCTTCCAAAAGAGATAGGCCGGTTGAGGTATCGCTGGGTGTTGGTGGCCCATCTCATCAACGGGATGACAAACGGGGCGATCGGTTTCGGAAACTGGATTCCGTGCGTCGTGTACGCCGCTGAGGGAATCAGTGTGTATGTCCAGGACAGCGATATCAAACGCTTCGTCGTCGGTACCGAAGCTAAGATGGATCACCCCTCACCGAAGCCCTACAACGTCATGAAGTGGCTTGTCTCTCGCTTAGCGGGCAAGACCATTCTCGATCCCTTCATGGGCAGCGGCACAACACTCCGGGCTGCGAAGGATCTCGGACGCAAGGCCATCGGAATTGAGATTGAGGAACGGTACTGCGAGATTGCCGCCAAGAGATTGAGTCAAGAGGTCTTCACACTGAGAGGGGATCTGACATGACCGAGAACATCATCGGTTCGCTTCGGAACCACATGAGGGAGATCGCGAAGGAACGAGAAACGGGTTTTCGAGAACAACTTAAAGCGTTTGGCGCAGGGTATGGTCTTAAAGCCATCACTGATGTCCAACACAGGGAATGGTTCGAGAAGACGGTGGCGAAGAGTCCGCCGGTGGAGCACTCGTTGGACCCGAAGAGACTGAATCCGAGGATGGCAGGGTGGCTGGCGTTGCTCGTTTACCAGGGGTTTGCGGCCGTCCTTCCGGGGAAGGAGACGTTACTGGGGTCGCCGTGGCTGTTGGATCTGGGGATGGCGGAGAATGGGCCGGAGGAGCTGAAGCGGTATTTAAGGACACGGGAGTCCTTCCCCGGAAGGATGCAAGAGGAGGGGATGCCGTGACGATTCTGGAGCTTTACGTCGCGGACAGGTATGCCAGTGTTGAGTGGCTGGCGTGGGGGCGGGGGATTGTCCGTTGTCGTCACGAGATTGTGGATGGTGGCGGGCGGTGTCTGTTGTGTCAGACGGTCGAAATCTGGGGAAGGAAGAGATGAGAGATGCCTAGTCCACAAGAATGGCAAGAACTGGTCCGTCGAGGGTGGATTGCGGACGGGGTGGGGCATTACAGCCCGGATGGTGGTGGTTCCTGGTACAACGCAGACATGTCGCCGTACGGTGCGCCGGCAAGTCCTGGTGGCGGTGGTGGTGGCGGTAGCGGTGGGGGAGTTAACTCCAGCACTCCTGGTGCTGTTTTCAACTTTGTTACCGAGCAGTGGGAGATGCCGGCGGCTACAGCTAAGATGTGGACGGGTAACGGTCCGCAGGGCTATGGCACTTACTACCTGGACGATAATGGCCAGCCGGGGACATACATTGGTAATCCACAGGCCCCGTCGCAAGCGGGCGTTTCTGTATCCCTGAATCCAGGTTCCACGTCGGCGTGGTCTCGGATTACCGACCCGGCAACGGGTGACGTGTACGACTACAACGAGTTGACGAAAGAGAAGGTGCTGGTTTTCAAGGGGAAAGGGACGACAGGGGGCGAGTCTTATCCCGGTAGCGGTATTACCGCGCAAGGCATCTCGATCTACGCCATCCCGTCGAGCAAGAGCCCAACGGGGTATGTTCTGGCTGACGGGAGACCCGTCAATCCGGACGGCTCGCTTTACACTGGGGGAGGCGAAGTTGACACCCCCACAACCCGCCAGGATGCCACCGGCAACACCTACCAGTTCAACCCGAAGACTGGGAAATGGGATCTTCTTTGGGGGCCAAAGCCCAGCACGCCGAGTAGCGGCGGCGGCGGCGGCGGCGGTGGTGGTGGCGGTTACTCCGGGCCAGCGCGCGACTACGCTGGCGAGGCGGCGGCGGGCGATGCGGCGGCGATGCAACGCTTGCTTGCTCAGCAAGGATTTCAGGGGGGGCAGAATGACCTCGACCGGGCGTTCCAGCTCTGGAAGACAACGGAGGAGCTGGGGCTGTCGAAAACCAGTCTGGGCCTCTCGGCGGCGAAGCAGCTTGCCGACGTGATTGGCAGCTACGACCCGGCGGCGTTGCCTGCATTCTACGCGGCGGGTGGCGGGAACATCATCAACGCGCTGAGGGGTGGGGCTACGGCCCTGTCGAGCAACGCCATGTTGCCGGCGGCGCTGACGCTAGCGTTGCAGCGAGGCATGGGTAGTAGTGGGGGCGGAACAGGGATGCCTGCCCCGGGAGGTGGAGCTGGGCCCGTGGCGAGTGGGACGGATATTCCCCCGCCGGTGGCGGGCAACGAGTTAGGAGCCGCTGCCGGAGCGGTATCGCCGGTGGCGACTGCCGATGCTGGAGGGGCGAGGCGTCAACCTTCCGTGGTGAAGTGGGCCGATACAAGTCTTGCGCCGGCGATTCCTTCGCCTGGTGGTCTGTCAGACAGCCAGCTTGCCTGGGCCAGTACACAGCCGGGTGGTGTAGAGGGCATGGTTGACCCGGAGACGCTGGCTCCGTGGTATGCGTCGCAGAAGCCGAAGGTATATGCCGAGGGGCCGAATCCGGGAGGGACGATACCGACGCCCGAGAGTGCCACGAAGCCGTTAGCCACAACGTTCGAAGAAGCCATGGGTGGCGAGTACACGATCGATCCTGTAACAGGGCAATACGTCAAGAAGATGGCAAGGGGCGGGATGACGCGGGCTCAGATGTTCCTGGGGGATGAACGCGGGCGGGAGATGTACGTCAACCCGACGGGGGCGCCGATCGGGGTAGTCCCGCACGGGCAGACGGAGCGGATGATGGATCGTCGCAGGATGACGGGGGTGAAGGGGTTTGCAGGGGGGACATACATTGGTTCTGACCCCTACGCCAGCATCGCGGCTTACTTTGGCGATCCGATGAACCTGACCTCTTACTACGGCAATCTCGCGGGTTCTTACCAGGCTCCGGCTCCCGCGCCAGTACCGGCGCCAACGACGTACACAACGCAGCCGATCACGAACGATGCTGCCCCAGCGCAACAGCCGGTGGCGAGCGCTCCTGTATCCCCTTCCACAGTGAGCGCCCCACCAGCGACGGCAGCGCCACCGCCGCCGTCATTGGCTGTGCCGGCTCTGCAACCCACACCGTCACCGGGGGCTATCCCCGCTTCTCCTGTAGTGTCTCCAACGGTTACCTCTCCGCCCCCGGTGACGGCCACTTCGCTTCCAATTATGTGGGAGGGCGGCCCAGGGGGTGTCGATCCAAACAACCCGTTAGGCCCCCCTGCGCCGGTTGTGAAGTCAGAAGGTGGTCTTCATTCTGCGCCTCCAGCCACGCAGCCGGGCTTCCTGCCCGGCATCGAGTCGATCCCTGCGAATCCATACCAGGCACCGGTCCCGGCGGGACTGGAGTCGATCATGGACGAGATTCGTAACCTTCGGGAGAACGTCCAGTACCCGCAACTTAACACGCGGCACATCGGCTTTTCGTCGTTGCTGGACTCGCTGAAGAAGCTCTATTTCCAGGGCGTCCAGACGAAGTATGGGGTGCCGGTAGAGGATCAGCTTCAGGAGGAGTTGATGTGGAGGTTGCCGCAGGCGTCGAAGAGCAGCGTTAAGGTCGGGTATTGAGTGAGATCGTAAAATGGTACTTCTCACCACTGACGAGTATACGGGCCTAGAAACCCCACGCCAGCCGATCCGCGACCCGAACAATCCCAACGTGATTTGGGATGAAGGAAAGAACGACTGGTACGACACCGTTTCCAGGCGGCTCTGGGGGCCTAACAAGGACTGGGGTTACGGCGCCACTCCCGCCGGGCCCACAGACTGGCAACCTGCCTACGACGTGAGCAAGTACACGCCTGTTCCGGAAGAGGGCGTTGTTGATCCTACCGGGGAGTATTACGAGAAGATTCCTCGGGGATTGTTGCCGGGGGTTGACGCTACTTATGGGGCGGAGTACGCGCAGGCAGAACGTGACTGGGAAGATCGATTTCGGGCAGCCGAGCCGTTGGCCGAAACCAGGCTGCCTTATCG